TCAGCTACGAAAGCATCAACTGTAACTGTGCCATCAAAAAAGGCATCTTTAAATTCTAATGAGCTTGTACCTAAATCTATATCATTATCTGTTACTGGTACTATTGCTCCATCTTGTATTCTTATTTGTTCTACTGCTGATGAAGAGACTTCTACATAAAATCCCCATCTATTATTTGTACTATCTACGACAATCTTGTTTAAAAAGTCTAAGTCACCTATGGTATGTATATTACCACCTTGTCCTGCTGTACCATCGTGTCTGTGGCCTGTAGAACTTGCACTACTAGAACTGTATGCAAATGCGTTGACTAACTGATTATATTCGTTATTAAATAATGCAGCAGTAATTGTATCTCCATCTGCAAACGAACTTTGTCGTGTATATGTTTGTGCCATTTATTATCTCCTACCTGATGGTATGTAATCTACATAAAAACCATTTATCGTATATGGGGCCTTTGTATCTTCACTTATAATTGTAAAATTATTACTTGTTCCGCTTCCTTGTAAAGGCACTCTAATTAAAGGATTATCTCCACCCCCAAAAACATTTGTGTTAAATAATGCATCTCCAAATTTTGAAGGAGGATTAATTATACCAATATCAAATAAATCTGAAGGTTGTGGTATATCTGTATTACCATAGTCAAATCTTACTTGAATATCTGGTTCTACAATTCCTTCTGCACTTGCAGAAACTCTAACGTAATGTAAAGTTTTTAATGTTCCTAAATCTCCGTAATCATAATTAGGTGTACCATATCGTGCTAAAATAGAACTACCATCAAATGTGTTTCCTGTATCATGTTCGTAAATAAACCCATTTGTGTCCCCATGATAAAATTTTTCTATTCCGTTATTATCAAACCCGGACCCAATAGCTGTAACTTCTAAACCTCTTGTTTCAGACCATTCAAACCCATTTGGTCGTAATGTTCCTATAATTCCTTTTTGTTGACTGTTTTCTAAACTTGTATTTGTATAAAATAATCTATACTGTGACTTATCTCTTAGAACTACACTATTAATTGTAAATGTATTTATTGTATTAGATAAATCGGTAATTAAAGTTTGTATAGCTTTACTTACTGTACCTAGCTCAACGTCACCAATTCTTGCTGTACCGGCTACTGTCCTTAACCCATCTGGTGCTAAAAATAATAAGTCACCACCAATCTCTTGAATACTATAGCCACTTAAACACCCTACGTTTTTTGTAACTGGTACTATCTTAACAGTTCCATTTATATCTTGTAATTTAAAAATTGAGTTCTCACAAAATATAAATAGCTCATCCCTAAAACTTTTTATTCCTACTATTTGGTCTTCTAATACTATATTACCAGAACCACTGCTTGTAAAATCTGTAGGGTCTAAAGTTCCGCTATAATAAATAGTATTTAAGTTATCTTCAACTCCGGCAGCAATTAAATGTTTGTCGTGTACTGTAACATGCTTAACATGTTTTGTACTATTAACTGTAATTTCTCCACTAAAATAGGTTCTACTATTTAAGTTAGCTCCCGTGCCTTCCATTCTAAAAAAGTAAGGCTCATTAGCTCCATCAGCTATAATAACTAATCCATAATCAAATGTAGCTCCACCAAATATTGTAAAACTAATTTGGCCTTGTGAAGTTCTTGCTAAAGTACTTCTTCCAGTAAAAGCACTATAATTATCACCACTACTTGCAACACTACTTCTATTTATTTGTAAGTATGTAATTCCATCTTGTGTAAAATAAATATTAGTACCTGCACATACTATTGCTCCATCAGCATAAGGTATAACACCTAAAATATCTGTAGTACCACCTGTAGGCTGTGTTGCACTTGTTGTACCAAATTTTTGATACCCATTAATTCTGCGATAGCCACCTTCAATAGAAACTTCAAAGTTCCTAAGTTCGGCTGCTACACCGGGAGTTTTTAATAAGTCTATTGAATTACTAGACTTAACTAATCCTCCGGCACAAGCAACTGTATAAGGTTGACTTCTTGCCATCTTTAGAAGTATCTCCTATCATCTGTAATATATTTAGGAGCAGGATTAATTAAATTAGATTTCATATATCTTAATCCTTTTTTATAATCTTCTAAAGCAAAAGCAGCTTGTTGTGGGCTTTCTTTAAATTGCCACACATAGTATCTAGCTCTAGCAGTTATTACATTAGAATACTGGTCTGGAAATACAATTTCATCACTAAATGCAGATAAAGCTGTTGGTGCATTATAAGCATAAAAATGTACTTTATATGTTTTGTCGGGTATTGGACTTAATCCAAATTTTCTATGGTCCGGACTACGTAAAACATATTTAGGTTCTCCATAACTTTGAGTATCTGAATCATCGGCATTTTCAGCATCTCTTAGATATCGGGTCCAGTCTGCTAATGTAAGAAATTCTAAACCTTTTGATACAAAGGGAGCAGATTCTCCACTTACATTAATTGTTGTAATATAAAAATCATCCCAATCAACGGATGAATAGTCGGTAGTAATACTTGAACTACCTGATTTTAACAAATACCATCTTGTACCTGCTGTTGTATCTACAGTAACATTACCATAGAAAGGGTCAGTTCCTCCACTAGCTGCAACTGCAAAGAATGGGAGTTGTGGTTCTTCATTTGCAATATCATTAATTGATTTATTAATAGAATTTTTAACAAAATTTTGTATTCCTTTTGCATTAGCAAATGTAGAGGAAGTTAATTCAATCTCATTAAGTTCTCTAAGAACATCATTGGTAATAGTTAAAAATGTTGTAGCCATAATTTTATATAAAGGTGGAGAGGTCCGTTAAGACCCCTCCGATTTTAAGGTTAGTCTACTAAGTAGAATGCACCTACTAGAGCTTCTTCTCTAAGTACTTTCGCACCATAGACGTGAAGACCTCTAACAATGTCACCAAACGATGTTGGGTCTCTCAACACTTCTGTTGAAAGAATTGTGTTAGCAGTTGCTGTAGAAGACATGTGACCTGCCAAAACTTTACCAGTTGCGTTAGATGTCGCAGCGATATTATTTGACTTGTACATATCAAATCCACGTAGTTTACCTGTAGATACTAGACCATTTCTGATTGAACCTTGACCTGCGTTAAAGTCAACAGATAATAGTTTAGAACCAGATTGTGATAACTCTTCGTAAAACGAAGGTGGTGCAACAAACCATCTACCTTCTTCAGGTACAGATTGGTCGTCTAACAATCTAGCCATTCTAGCCATAAGGTCTAGTGCATCAACACCAGTTCCATCAGAACCTAATAGGTCAACAGAATTAGTTGCGTGAGTCATTGAAGAATCAGCAGTAGAACTGTCAGAACCTATAACGTGGTCTGGAGAAGATGTTGATAACCCTGAGAACATAGTTGCTATTATTGCAGCATCATATGAATCTTTAAGGGCATATGCAGCAGAACTAGAAGCAACTTCTTTAAAGTTGACATGTGACATGTTAGTTTCAATATCATCTACGATGAATTTGAAAGCTTTAGCACTATCAACAACAAGAGTTAATTCTTGGTCTGTTAGCTTAGTTTGAGTTGTATCACTACCTCTTGTGTAATCAGACACAGAGATAACGGGTTCTTTGATAATCCTAACTGAGTCTCCGAAAGCAGATATCTCACCGGCATAATCGGTGTTCGTAATGGCTTCTACTACCGAGGCTTTTCTGAAAAAGTTTAAAACCTTTTTAGAGTAAACCTTGGGTAAAAAGAAACTATTAGTCTGTCCACTTACGGAGTTGGCAAAGTTAGCATCAGTATCAGTACTCGGTTCGAAAAATTGAGCCATGATAATACTCCTTTATATAAGTATAGTTTATTTTATGATTCTGCCTTCTTGCATAGCATCTGATATTTCTTTTTCGTATTTATCAAACTCTTCTATGCTCATAGCAGCAATCTCCCTTTCGGACCAAATCTTTTCCTGTTTAGGTTCTACACTTGTAGTTTTAGTAGAAACTAAATCAGCAGCAGATGAGGCCGGTTTAGAAATTGACTCTTTTACTTTTGGAGAGTCTACATTAAAATCTTTTTTAAACAAATCAAGGGCCCTAGAAGCTAAATCAGCATCATTACTATTGCCTAATATCCATTGTTGAATAGATTGAGGCTGTTCATTTGTCCAATTTTGAAACTCATCACTATTTTTAATTTCTTCAAAATCTGGATGATTTTCTTTTAACCTTTTTAAAGCATCACGTTGTATTAACTCTTGTTCTCTAGCTTGGAGTTTACTAAGACGTTCTTCTAGAACTTTTGCCTTAGATTCGCTTTGTAGATGAGCAACTGTTTCAACAACTTCATACACATCAGGATATTCTTTCTTAAATTGGTCTAATTCTTCTTCAGTTTTAGGAGCTTTGTATTCAGTTCTATTTTTAGTAGCTTCATCCAATAACTCTTGTTCCCGAACTTTAAACTCATTAAGTTTTGTATCATAATGTTTTTTTAAATCATCATAGCGTTTTTTGTAGTTGGGTCGCTTATAAGGTTTATCGCCTTCTTCAGCTACTGCTTCTACTTCTTCTACTTCATTTACTTCAGACGTGTCTGTTGTATTTTGATTGTAGAATAAACTTTCTGATGAAACAAAAGGTTTATCTTCTGTATTGTGCCAAGCTTTTTTTTGATTATAAGGATTTGCTTGTGGTTCTTCCTCTTGTAAGACTTCTTGAGTCATTTTCTTCTCCTACTCAGGGCTTCGTTTAACAAGGTAGCTGCGTGTGCACTTGCAGGGCTTGTCTTGTAAAGGTAGCCTTTCGGTTAATATTGTAATAAAGTGCCTATGCCTAGGGTAGCTTTATCGTGTGTTAGCTCCGAACATGTCGCTGATAAGGGTCGAGCATCATTTGCGAACGAATTGCATCGCCCGTTAAATCCTCTTCCTCTTGAAGCGTAGCTTCAGAACCAACAGTCTCTTTAACAACTCGTATATTTTGAGTTGTCTCTTGAGGCTGCTCAAGTTCCATTTGCATTTGCTCCTCTCTTATCGGCCCACCTTCTTGAGCTTGTTGTCTTTCATCTGCTTCACGTTCTGCTTCTCTCATCATTGACATTAAATTGTCAGCTCCAAGTTCTTTAGTCGCTTTAGCAGTAAAGACAAACTCGCCATCCGATAACCTTGCGGGTATCGAATCGGACTTACCAGTACCGGGACCTGTCACAGTTCCAGAACCTGTAAATTCTGTTGCACTCTCTACTACTTGGTCAAATATATCACTTAACCTATCATCTTTTTCGAGAGCATCTATTAAATAATTTCTATCTTGATTAGACAATGTTTCTTCTATAACATAGTCTACATAATCTTCTTCCATTTGTTCGTCAGGAACCATTGGAGCTTCTACTTCTTCTACTCCACCTAGCATCATTTCCATTTGTGAATCTACGTCACCACCTTCTTGAAATACACCTCTGCCTTTTAATATATCAGCTTGGGTAACTTTACCATCGCCTGTTAAATCTGGAAATTCTTTTTTTGCCATTATTAATCCTCTATTCTATTCAGGGCTTCCTTCACCTGTTCCTCCAACTGCTCTAGGTGTACCAGAGAACGTAGTTTCCCCTGCAACCGGAACATTTCCTGTTCCGATGTTGCCACCACCAGTGCCTGTTGGTCCAAGGTTTTGAGGTGATTGAGGTGCTCCTTCAGGGCCTCCCATATCTGCGGGTTGTGGACCACCGGGGTTAGCTTCTTCGCCTGTTGTTTGGTTAGCATTTTGCATTCCTATTATCTGTGCCATAATAGCTGCTTCTTCAGGGTCATTGAGTATTTCATCAGGGTCTAAATCTAAGCTATAGGCTAATTCACTTACGAGTTTAGAAATTTTAACAAAAGGAGCAATAGCCGGACTTTGTGCAGTCTGTAAGAACATTGTTAATCTTTGACTTCTTACCTCTTTTTGCATCAAGCTATTCGTTCCTGTAGCTTTAACTTCTAAATCACCTTGAACATCAAGACCACCTTCAAAGAATTGCATATTCCATTGGAAGTATGATTCTCCTAAAGGCTTTAATAAAAAATCATCAAGATTCTTTATTACAGTCTTAATATTTAAACTAGATGCCCCTAATAACATAGACATACCAGAGGCTGTCCTTGTCATACTTTGTACACCTGTTTGCCCGTGAGAGTAACTAGGTATGCCTGTTTGTTCGTCTGCAAGTTGTCTAAACTTATCAAACATCATCATATTTTCTGGTGCAGTATTTGGAAATTTTAAACCATATATTGATTGTCCCGGCATTCCTGCTTGTCTTCTAAAGACTTTACCCGGATATACTTCCATTGACTGTCCACCTACTAAAGCTGATTCATCTACATCAAAAACAAGAGAACCTGCTAAAGCTAAGTTATCAATAGCCATTCTAGCATGACCATTCATAATCTGTTGAGAATCATCCATATTCTCAGCTACACCAATACCAAAGAAGTTATAAGGGTTTCTTTCGTAAGGAAAAGCATTGTAAGGTATGCGATAAGGAGTAAATGGATTGATAACTGCTCTAAGTAAATTATCTCCACATACCCATGCATTAATCTGAACTTCGTCTAAATCATCAATAGATTCATCAAGCTCTATACCAACTTCTCTAGCATATTCAGCATCCATGATGCCCCAATATTCTAAAACTTCAAAGTTAGTTCCGTAATCATCTTCTCTAGAATCGTCTTTTAATTGACTTTCAAAATCTTTTTCTACATAGTTTGCACCCATTTGAATACAACTACGTATAGCTTCTTCATCAAAATAAGGCATATTACGGAGTTGCCTTAATTGACTTTTGTTCATTTTGTGTCTATGTACTACATATTCACATTCTTCTATATTTGTAGCTGCAGGGTCTGGATAAAAATCCCAACAACTTACAAATTCTATTCGAGGTACACGAACTTCTAATGGATTATAATTTCGACCTTCTTCACTGTTAGACCATTTATGTAATTTTTTGTTAAAATTAAATGGACCTTTAACAATACCTGTTCCTAATAAGGCTGCTTCTAGTAAAGCATTTCTAATTTCAGAAGAACCATTAGATTCTTCTATTTGGTCATGGATAAGTTTTTCCATTCTTCTTGCAGCTTTTTCTGCAGGACTTAATTCTGGAATATCTGGAATCGCACTAAGACCTTCTGTAAGTAAATCATCAGCTTGTTCCTCAATACTTTCTACATTAGGGTATGTAGCACCGGCAGGTAATGTACGACCATCTCCTTCATATCCAACATCATATGGGTCACCTACGACATTACCTAAATTATCTTCGTTTATTTCTAAACTTGGTGTAGGATTTTGAACATCTAAGTAAGCATTTTCTTGTTCTCCTTCTGGTATTTTAGTTTCTGCAATACCAATAGGAAATTTACCTGTGCCAAAAATAACATCAACTAACTGACCAAAAGCTGCTAGTACTTTTGTTTTTGTTATCTTAACAAAGACTCTAGATTTTTCAGAGTCTCTAAACTTAACTGATTTTTTGTATAACCCTCTATAATTTTCGTAGGCTCTTAACCATCTTGTTTCATCGACCTCTCTAGCATCTTCTGCTTTTGCATAACGACTATTAATAATACCAACAAGATTTAATTTTTGGTCAAATTCTAAATCAAGATTTTTACCAGACTCTCCTTCAACATCTACATAGATATTATCAGAGTTTAAAAATGTATTTTCTTCTGCCATACTTAATATCCAAAGTCTGAGTCAGCAGGTTTAAACATATCTCGTTTAAATCCCCGCATTCTTTCTAATGGGTTTTCCATTCGAGGTCTACTCATAATCATATAACGCAATGCATCATATGCGTGGTCCGAAGCATGTGTATCCACATCTTCAGGATTGGTTTTGGACAGAGGAATACTTTGTAATTCTCTTATCAAGTTAGGGCAAGTATTAAATATTTGCAACTTTGGTCTGCCACTTTCTCTAATTTTTAAATATTCGTGTATTTGAATTTTACCCTGTATGCGATTTTTATCGGCTCGTCTAAGTTTATGTCCGGCTCTAAGTAGAGCTTCGCCTACAGTTGGACCAGTTGTACCTGTTTTAGCCCATGCTGCAGTATCTAATACACCATTTACGGAGAAAGGGTCTTCTATCTCCATATCGGTTATTATAGCCCCTAATTCTTCTCCTGTCAAGCCTTTTCGATACAATTCGCGATAAATAATCAAAGTATTATCATTTATATCAAGAATACCCCATAAACAGCAACTTTCTGAAGCATATCCATAGTCAATACCTTTTACACGTTCCCAAGGTAAAGGTAAAGCAAATGGAGCAATAACATGAACATTTGGGTCAAATTCTACAAATGCTGCACCTTCAGCAACATCCCAATTACCTTCAAGAAGTTGTTTACGTTGTAATGGTGGTAACGATTTTAACATCTGCTCATAGACTCCATCTTTAGCTAAGTATGGATTATCTATTAACTTTGCAGGGATAAATTTACGTGTTAAACCATCAGCACCTAAAAAACTTTTGTTAGGTTCGCTAGAATCAATATATCTTTTTTTAACCCAATGAGAACCAACACCGCCGGGGTTCGCAGTGCAACGTAAATAAGTTTTAATACTAGGGTCTGTTGTTCTTAAACGAGAAGCTAAATAGTTCCATGAGAACTCAGTAGGTAGGTGTGTAATTTCATCAAAACCAATCCAAGAATAGGCTTGGCCTTGATATCTGTATACGTCAGCATCTCGTTCAAGAAAACCAAATTCAACTTTAGCCCCTGATGGGAAGTTCCAAAGTTTTTCTACTTCTCTAAACTTAGCTCCGGGAAATGCTTGTGGATATAACTCACGAGATTTGTCAATCATTTCTCGCAGTTCAGGCATTGACCTTCTAAGGATTAGAGCTCTATGAGCAGGTACATGAGCATAGCGTAATGGGTCTACTATCATTGCATAGCTTTTACCACCACCGGCAGCACCACCATAGAGAACATCTTTTTCATCTGCAGCTAAGAACTCTGTTTGTGGTCCTTCGTTAGGATGAAAAATAACTTTTGATTCTTTAATAACTTCTTGAACAGAAGGAGCAACTGAAGCTAATTCACTTTCAATAACTACAGTATTATTAGTTTGTTCTGTAGCTTTTTTAATAACTTCTTTTTCTTCTTTTACTTTTTTTTCTTGAGCTGCTATTTTGGCTTTTGCTTTTTGTATTTCTTTTTCTTTTTTTGCTAAAGCTCTTTTTCTTCGAGTTGCAGCACTAAACCTACTCCGAGGTTCTTGAGGAGTTACTTTTTTAATAATTTTGGAAAGACCTACGTGACTAATTTTTCTATCAGCTTCTATAGATAATTGTTCTGCTGCTTCACGTAGCGATGATTTTTTTTCTTGAACTAAAGTGATATACTTTAGAAGAAGTTCTTGTTGCTTGGGAATAGGTTTGAGATAGCCTTTAATTTCAGATTGCTCATAACCAAATGGAATGGTTACACCTTTCTTTTTAATGTACCCTTCTTGAGGCATTATTTACCTTTATTAAAGATTTTATCCCAATTTTCGTCAAAAATTTTCTTAGAAACACTAGATGGTTTAGGTCTAGAACCTTTACTTATACGACCACCATTCTTCTTATTTGTCATAAGAACTGGTTTTTCATTGCTTCCTATTTGTGCCATTATTTTAATTTCCTGATTCCCATTCTCTACACGCTTTTAAAATACTTTTAATTTCTTTTTTAATTTTTTTCCATATAGGTCCAAACACCCAAGGATATTTATTATTAAAATAAATTAATAATATACTTATTAAGATTAATAGTAATATTTGTGTATCGTCCATGATTTATTTGTTTTGTTACCATTTACTTTAATTATTATTTTTTAATTGGTCTGATGCTTTATTCATAACTTTATAATTTCTATACACTATATAGGTTAATGTTGCATTAGCTCCTACCATCATATCACTATCAAGATTATTACCAACTAAAGTTGCACCAAGTGCTTTAAATAAAATTAATTTATCTAGTGAAGGATTATTTCCTAGTAAAGGATTGCCTTCAACTATATTTGGTTTTTTTAATGCTCTATAAGTTGTGTAAACATCTAAAGCATTTAATCCCCAATATATTACATATTGTTGTTTTGTTGGTGGTTCTTCATATTCTATAAATTGTAAAAATCTTTTAGGTGGTTCTTCTATTTGAACCGTAGTATTTTCATCAAGACTAGGTATAGCTAAATTTAATGTAGCTAACAATATAGCTACCATTTTACTTTATCAGCCCACCAAGCTGCTGACATTTTTCCACGTTTAATATTTTTAGCGTGTCTAGCTTTGAAAGACTTACGTTTTGCTTTCATACGAGCAGACTCACCTTTTTTAGGTTTACCTGCTGTACCTTTAACTGTACCTACTTTTTTACCTTGTTGTCCAAAACGAATTGTTTTTATTTTGTCTCCTTCCTTGGCAACTACAACATGAGATTTAGTAGGATGATTAGGAGTACGTTTAGGTTTATTAAAACCACTCACTCCTGCTCTTGCTAATCGTGGGTCTTTCTTTTTAGCCATTATTGCTTATGCTGTCTTAACTGTTGTTGTTTAATCCATTCCTTATATTGTTTTTTAGTTTTAGGAATGTATTGATTTTGTTGTTTCATAATATTAAAACGGGTGTTTACCTATGTTTTTAATATTATCTTTTATCTGATTATAAGTATCAGGCTTATATTTCTTTAAACCTACACCAATAACAGCTAGTACTACAACTATAAAAATTAATATATCCATATTTATCTCCTTTTACCTTTGTGTAATCCATGACGAGCATGCTGTTTACCTTTTCTAGTAGCTGCTCGTTTCTTTTTATTAGCTGCTGCAAGCTTCTTACGACCTGCTGCAGTTGATTTTAATCTTTTAATTTGTGCTGCCGGAGCATAAACCTCACCAGTTTCTGAAGACTTTTTACCACTTGGAGTTCTCCATTTCTGTTTAGTCCATTTTTTTAAAGACTTTTGAGATTTTTTAAGTGCCATTACTTATCCTTATCACTGTATAAATTATTAAAAGTTAAATCTGGATTCATATAACTTTCATGTCCTTCTGCAGAATGTAACCATTGCGAAGGTATAAAATCAGGTGGTCCTTCACCTGTAGCCCATAATGCAGGGTTAGTAACTCTAACTCTATTATTAGGCAATGCTATAATGTTTCCTTTCCATTCACAATCTTCAGTAATATATAACACATGATTCT